AAGATTTTACTTAGGCGATCAATGGGACGAATCAGAAAAAAGAGCGCTCTTTGATGAGGGTCGTAATGCCTTTGTCTTCAATCGCATCCGCCCAGTAATTAACATGGTCACAGGTTACCAAAGACAGCACCGATTAGCGTCTATGGTCACGCCTATAGAGAGTTCCGATCAGAAAACCGCCGACCAGCTCTCTCAATGCCTATATCACGTCATGAACTACGGAAACGGCTATCAAACAGTATCGGACTGTTTCGCCGGAGCATGTAAAACCGGGTGGAACCTAGCAAGCGTCTGGCTTGACTACCGAGATGATCCCGTCAACGGAGATATTAGATTTTCCAGAGAGCCGTGGAACGGCTTTATCTTAGATCCTTACCTTACACGTCTTGATTTGTCTGATTGCGCATATATGTTGCGACGAAAGTATCTAGGTCTGGATTTAGTTCAGTCCTTGCTACCAGGCCAAGAAAAAGAGCTTGAGTCGCTTCATAGGATTGGATGGGAGCGGGATGATAAATTCACCTGGCTCCCATACCAACGTCAGCCAAACGGTCAGGATTTAATGGCTTACAACGAGTTCTATATGCAACGTTGGGAGTCTACAAAGATCCTAGTCGATATGGAGACCGGGGAATATCGGGATTGGGAAGGCGACAATGAGTTGTTCCTTCGCTTGAAAGAAATCAACCCCAATTTCGAGCTTTCTACGAGAGCTAAGCGCTATATCGAGATGCACATCATTGTCAATGACCAGGTGATGCGCACGGTGATCAATCCCTACGGATTAGACGAGTATCCGTTCGTCCCATATACCGCGATATGGGAACCAGAAAGTGACCAATGGGGGCTGAAAGTTCAGTCCCTAATTCGTTGTATGAGAGATCCTCAACGAGAAGCAAATCGTCGGCGCAGCCAAATGATCGACTTGCTTGACAGTCAAATAAATTCTGGATACATAGCTACGGAAGGGTCTGTTGTAAATCCACGCAGCTTATTCCAAGCCTCTCAAGGAAAAGTTATCTGGCGTAATCAGGATGCTGCTCCTGGAGCCATCGAAAAGATTCAGCCCGCACAGATTCCTCCCTCGATGTTTCAGCTACAGCAACAGTTTGATGCCGACATCAAAGAGATCGCCGGTGTCAATGATGCGGCTTTCGGACAGATGGAATCGGGCAACGAGAGCGGAGTCCTGGCCATGTTGCGCCAGGGCGCTGCTATTACTAACCTTCAGGACATCTTTGACAATCTTAGAGTCTCTCAAAAGCACATGTCAAATTTGGCACTGAAACTTATCCAGGGATGGACTCCTGAGAAAGTCCAAAGAATCATCAACGAACAACCCACCCAAGAGTTTTATAACAAAGACTTCACAAAATACGACTGTGTTGTTCAAGAGGGACTACTAACGGACACCCAACGACAAGTGTTCTTCCGTCAGATGATTGACCTCAAGCAGATGGGAGAGGAAATGCCACCAGGATTCCTTGCTCGTATCGCACCTATCCAAGGTAAGTCCGAATACAACGAAGCCATGGAGCAGTACCAGCAGCAGCAACAGCAGATGCTTGCTAAGCAGCAACAACAGCAAGAGGCGGTAATGCAGGCCCAGATGGATCTTGCTAAATCTCAAAGCCTGTCTCAAGTTGCAACGGCTAAGGAACGCTTTACACGCTCCGTTGCCAACCTTGGTCTAGAAGACGAACGCTCAAGCGAAGCTGTACAGAACAGAACGCAAGCGGTTCTTGATCAGGTCAAAGCCATCAAAGAATTGGATGAGATAGACGTCCGCACGGCTAAAGAGGAACTCATGTTAGCCGCAGCCCTTCGCGAGAAGAACAAGCAGGAAGAGGACAAACTAAAAGCGGACAACGTTTCTATTTCTGCCGCTGTGGCGGGTGGTCCGCCTCAACAGGCACCAAACCAACAACCACAGGAGGTCCAAGATGAAGGACTATAAGAACGGTAACGAGCGTTACAAGAAAATGATGGGTGGTTCCAAGCAAAAAGTGATGAAGAACCACGGAAATACTTCTTCTATCCAAACGGATGCACAGAAGTTTGATATGGGTCGCTGCCAGAAGCTCGGTCATGAGCGTAAAGGCTACGATCAAAAAGCTTACGACTACAAGTACTAAGGAAAACACATGGTACAGGAAGTAGGTGAGACAACCCAAGAGATGATGAAGGCTGACGATCAGGCTGTCCAAGACATCCTCAATCGCAGGCCTAAAGGTCACTATTGGATTGTGATTCACCATCGCCCGACCAAGATGAAAATGGACACAGGTGAGTACGTTCTGGTCCGTGTCATCAAGGATTACGATGTAAAGCCAAAGGCGATGCTCGGGACAATTGTCCTAGAGGTCAAGGATGGCGACATCATCAATCACCACATAAACGTACACGATATGCCTGTAGATATGGAACGGCTATCACCACACCTAGGCTTTGAGGTTGATCCTCATGTCCAGGAAGGCCGACGAGATATCGCTGGGGCATATGTTTATAACGCAATTTAGAGCCGCCATCTTTAAGGGCGAAAGGAAACACTAATGGTAGATCCAGTAGCAGATACGGGCGAACAAGCAGCGGTTGCCGCCGAACCGGAAGCAGTTGTACGAGAACAGCCTCAAGCGGAGCAGCAACAGGAGATGGTTCCTCTTGCCGCTTTACAAGCAGAGAGACGAGAGCGTCAGCAGCTTCAAGAGCAAACAAAACTACTTCAGGACCACATGGCGCTTCTTCAGGCGAACCAAAATATCAAACCACAGGAACAGTCTGTGGATGACTATGCTGGTATGTCTGATGACGATGTTTTGACTGTAGGTGAGGCCAAGAAGTTTCTTGGCAAGATCCAACAGAACTATCAAACCAGCGTCGAAGAGCTTCGTGTGCAACAGAAGTATAGCGATTACAACGATGTAGTTACGAAGTACCTACCGGATGTCATTGCTAAAAACCCAGCTCTGAAAACAACTCTTCAGAACGATCCGAACCGATATGAACTTGCTTATTACCTAGCGAGAAACAGCGACTCTTACAGAGCTGCTAATCATGAGGCGCGTAAGTCTACCGAGGCACAGAGAATCATCGATAATGGGCAAAGGCCCGGGACATTATCGTCTGTCGGAAGTACATCACCTCAGTCGCAAGTAAGTAGTTTTAAGAATATGTCGGACGCAGAGTTCATGAAGATTGCCAATAAGAATATGGGTCGATTTTAACCCTAAACTGAAGGAAAGCGATAATGGCTATTACAGATGTAGCGGCTTTGCCACCAGCGGTGCGGGAATACTACGATCGTCTTTTGCTCATGACGGCATACCCGCAGCTAATTCATACAAAGTTTGCGCAAAAGCGCATTCTACCCGAAAAGGAAGGGGACACAATTGTCTTCCGTCGCTATGCACGGATGTCAACAGTTCCTGTTCCACTAGTCGATGGTGTCTCGCCTCCAGGCGCAGCTCTATCTGCTACTAACATCTCTGCTCGTGTAGATTTCTACGGTAACTTTGTGACCATCACAAACCAAGTAGAACTTACAGTAGAAGACCGCGTTTTGAACGAAGCTGCACGGCTTCTCGCTCAAAACTTGGGACAAACAATTGATGAAGTCACACGTGACGTTCTGGCATCTACTGCTTCCACACTTGCTTGTAGCAACGGTGTGAACGGTAATACGCCAACAGAACTCACAAAAGCTGACATTGACGCGGCGGTTTTCCAGCTTTTGGGTAACGACGCTGAAATGATCTCAGAAGTGGTTGTTGGTCGTGATGCCTTTGGTACAGCGCCCGTCAGACCTGCTTTCTGGGGTTATATTGATACAGCTCTTCTAGATGATCTAGAGGCTGTCTCTAACTTCGTCCATAGTGCTCAGTATCCTAACCAGCAGTCCGTATTAGACGCTGAATGGGGTACAACGGGGAACGTCCGATGGCTATATACATCCGTAGGAAGTGTCTCAGCAGCATCACCAGCGGTTTATGACAACTTTATTGTTGGAAAAGAGGCATACGCTGTTGTTCACCTAGGATCTGAATCAGGTCAGTTCTATGTAGAACCTCTTGGTTCTGCTGGTAGTGCAGACCCCCTCCATCAGCGTGGGACGGTTGGGTGGCAGCATCCATTCGTGTCTAGGATCTTGAACGATGCGTTCATGTTGAACCTACAAGCAACGCATTCATAGGAGGTAAACCATGGCACAAGTAAAAACATTTAGCTGGACAAACCCAGCATCAGCAGTAGCAAGAGATTTTAACTGTGGATTTACAGTTGCAGAGGCTACCTCTGTTGACCGTACAAATGGTGGATCTTGGTACTGGAACAGCGCGATGGCAGATGGAGAGGTTCTTGATGTCGATTCTGGAGCAATGGCTACCAGCAACGGCTTTACTCCATTGTCTGAAAGCGCCAACTACGGTGCATCTATTAGCGGATTTACGAATGCTAACCCTGGTGTCATCACTGTTGATGATTCAGGACCAGCAGGATTCGCTGTTGGAGACACCATTAAAGTCGAAGGGATTGCAGAAAGTGGCAGTGCAACTAGCCTTAACCAGTCTAGTACGTTCACGATTGCATCCCTAACAGCAACAGCAATCACATTGGATCAGAACACATCAGCTTATAACACCTACGTCAGTGGTGGTAAGGTTAGCCGTGTGTCTGACACAAATGGTGCTGCAATCCCACAAGAGAACTTTGCGCGTAGAGGTATCACACTTGGAACAACTCCAGTTGGTGCTAACAGTGCAGAAATGGTTCTCATTGTTAAGAGCGCTGAGTCCGTAACTTAAGCTTAGCTTGGGAGGTCGGACGTCATGCCCCCGACCTCCTTTTAAAATAAGGAAAGAAAATGACAGAAGCACCAGCAGTACAGAGAAGCAAAAAGGATCGCAAAGACGAATGGCTCAATGAAGAAATTATGGTTGAGTTTTTCAATCTTGAAGAGCCAGGTGTCCCGATTAAATTTAGTCACGGCCCTACAAACAGACCAGAGAAATACACTCTGCTTCATGGTGGAAAATACAAACTACCACGACGAGTAGTTCAACACGTCGAATCTAGACAGACTCCTATGTGGGGTTACAAGCCTAATGGTTCGGGGATTATGGAGAAGAACTTGGAAGGATATAAGTCTCGTTTTCAAATGAGACAGATCTTTGAATAGGATGACCGATGGCAGAATGGACCTTAGCAAAAATCAGA